CGCGGGAGGGCGCAGCGTGACGACCTGCGAGCCGGTGCTCGGAGGTGCGGCGGGTGCCTTGGTGATCTTCGCGGCCATGGTGTGTCCTCTCGTGTGGTGGTCAGGATCAGGCGTCGGTGACGATGCCCACGCCCATTGCGTCGTCCAGCTCGCCCACGCCCACGTAGTAGTCGCCGACGATCTTGGTGATGGCCGCCGCGCTGTCGCGGTCGAAGCTCACCGAGATGCGGCCGCCGGTCACAGGCAGGCCGGGGATGCCCGGCACAGCCGCATCGGCCCACTGGATGGCGCCGCGCCCGAACATGAAGCCGGCGCGGTCAGCGCCCGCGTTGGCGGTCGGGATGCGGTTGACGCGCAGAATGTCCGCGCCGAGGAACGAGCCGACGCCCGCGGCGCCGGTGCGCTTGATGAGCTCGGCGGTCGCCGGGTCCATCGCGAGGCTGTTGGTCTCCGCGCGCAGCGAAGTGCGCAGGTCGCCGATCTGCTGCCCGTGCAGGAAGCAGGCGTACGGCCCCTCGACGTTGGCGAGTTCGAGCGTGAGCACCGCGCTAAACATGTTGTCCACCGACAGGTTAACGCCGGTGGAACCGACCGAGGAGCTGAACCCGCCGCCGAGCGCCGCGATCATCGTGGTGAACCGCGCCATTGCGCTGGAGGTCATGTCCGCCGCCAGCGCCGACACGTTGACGAGCCCCGACGCCGGGTCGGTCAGACGGGCGAGGTCGGACACGGAGCGGGCCAGCGCCTGACGGGCGACGGCCAGCGTCACCGAGTCGTCGGTGAGCGCGGTGTTGGCGACGCTCGCGTTCTCGGCGACGGCCGCCATCTCGTCGTAGCCGCCGAGGCCGATCTTGCCGTACTTCGCCGTGTCGCTGCCCCGGCCGCCCATGTCGCCCCGGTAGACCAGCGCGGGGTGGCCCCACAGGTAGACGCGGTCGGCCAGCAGGAGCTCGATCTCCGCGGCAAGGATGGCGGGCAGGCGCAGGTCGCCGATGCCGCTGTACAGGATTTCGTTGGCCATGGTCGTACCCTCTCTATCGGTGGATGCTCGCGTATGTGGCGAGCGCCGATGAGGGGGCGCGACCCAGGTGCCATGTGCCATCGCGTCGGGCTGTGAGGGGCCTACCCCGAGACGGTCCGGCTATGTTGTGATGAGGCTAGCGCATCATGCGCGTGCCGTCAACGCCCCCCGCGCTCGGCAGCCATCTGCGCGGCGATGGCGTCCCGATGCTGTGCGTACTCGCCAGAGGCGATCAGCGCGGCGATGCGGTCGGGCGTGTACGTCTGCGCGCCACTCGTCGGCCCCTTCGGCTTGGCGGGGTCGCTGGTGCGAGGCGCCGTCGTGCCGAAGAACGGGCGCACCACCACGGGAGCGGTGTCGGGCGCCTCTTTCCACGCGGCCAGAGCAGCGGCAAAGTCGGGGCGGCCCTCCTCGGGCATCCTGCTGTGCGCCCACACGGCGGCCTCGATGACCTCGGGGTCGGTGATGCCCACGGCCACGCCCGCGCGGAAGCGGCCCAGGTCGGCGCGGACAGCCTCGGCTTCGGCCTTCGCGGCGGTCAGCTGCGCCTCGTAGCCGCCAACCGACGTGCGCAGCGCGGCGAGCTCCTTGGCGGCCGCAGCCGCGGCCGACTCGGCGTCGGCGGCGCGCTGAAGCGCCTCGGCACGCTCGCGCCGCGATGCGGCGAACTTCTCGTACGGCACGGTCTTGTCGGCGGTGTCGCCGCTGTCGTCGTCGGCCATGGTGTCCTCCTGTCAGGGTGCCGGGCTGGCCGGCGGGGCGATCTCGGCGAGCGCCGCGCGGGCGTCCTGCTCCGAGAGCTCGGGGTGAATGTACATGTACGCCTCGAGCGGCGTCATCAGCCCGGCGGCGCGGGACTCGATGGCGTGGCGGCGGCGCGCGTCCTGCTCTGCCACCGACAGCGGGAGTTGCCCGTAGGTCACCCGGTAGCCGGACTCGGGCAGCGTCAGGCCGCCCACGCTGTTGAGCACCACTGCGGTCACGGCCGCCAGCCGCTCGTCGGACGGCTTGAACGACCCGGCAAACCGCGCCTGCATCCGGCGCTTGCCCTCGTTCGTCAGTGCGATGGCGGAGCCGCTGCGGTTCGGGCTGGCGCGGTGCAGGTCCGTCGGCGAGACGCCCGCCTCCACAGCGAGACGCCCGGCGAGGTCGTCGGTCACGGCGAACATCGTGTCTACGTCCGCGCCCGCCGCCCACTGCCATTGCGTGGGCTGGCCGTCAAAATCGGCCATCTTCTCGAAAATCGACAGGATCGAGGGGTCCAGCGTGTGGACCACCGCCGTGTTGCCGCCGTCGTCGCGCGACGCCCCACCGGCCGGCTGCATCCCCATCACGGCGCGCTGGGGCCAGCTGGCATCCGCGAAACAGTGCGAGGCCATCCAGTAGAACACCGCCACGTCGAGGCCGCCGGCGAACAGCGCCTCACGGTGGTGCGGGTCGTGCAGGCCGATGCGGGGCGGGCCGTCGTGATAGAGCACGTAGGGCAGGACGCCCCGACCGTCGGCGCGGCGGTACGGGTAGGCGTCGCCAGCCGACTCGGCCACGACCTCCACGCCCGAGCCGGTCATCCGCAGGAAGCGATATACCGGTGCGAACGGGTCGCGCACGTCCCACTCGTCAGCGGTCCACTCCGTCTTGCCATCGACCAGCCGCGGGGCGTACTCGCGGACCAGCGCGGGCTGATCGCTGCCGTCGTGTCGCTCGACATCCAGCACCACGTCAGGCGTCACCGCCTCGTAGGTGACGCGCGGAAGACCACCGGGCAGCGCCGGCGCGTGGCCCTTGACCCTGACGTAGCAGGTCCCGATCCCGATGGTGTACGCCTGGACCCGCTGGAGGATGGCTTGCGCACCGGCGATGCGCATGGCCTCGTTGACGTAGTCGCCAGCTCCGGCCGTGTCGTGCGTCACCTTGAACGGCTGGTCGTAGAGCACGGCCAACTCCGTGCAGGTCGCGTCGGCGACGTTGCGCGCCAAGCTCGGCTCTGCCCATCCGGCGATGCGCTCCGTTCCGATCTTGCGTCGCGCCGCCTCGATGAGTTGCTGGCGCCACGTGCCATCGAGCACCTCCCGCCGTGCGCGCTGGAGCGGCCACCGGTAGCGGGTGTCATCGTTCGGCGGAGGCAGCGGCATCAGGTCCGACGTGCGCGGCGCCTCGATCAGATAGGTGCTCATGTAAACCTCACGATGGGCGCGCGCTCCGAGCCACGGGCGAAGATACGCGACTCGAGCCCATAACGCACGGCGTCGATGGGGTCTTTGTAGTAGCTGTCGGTGAACAGGCCGGCGCCGGTGTGTCGGCTCTGGTGCTGGCGCCCGTCCCACTTCTGGAGCGCCTCGATGTGGCGCACGCAGCACGGGTGGACGTGGTAGCGGCCGGACACCATCGCCCGGTGCAGGTAGCGGATGCCCGAGTCAACCGACCGACGGCCGGTGTCCTTGATGCGCTTGGCGGTGCTGATGCGCGGGTGCAGTGCGCGGGCGGCGAGGTTGAGCCGGCGGGCAATGGCGGTGTGCAGTTCGCGGTTGCCCTTGTACGTCGCCCCTCGCTCGTACTGCCGATCTCCACGGGCCTCGGCGAGGTCGGTCCACCCCAGACCGTTGCGCTCGAGCATGGCGAGCACCTCGCGGGCGTCGTCGTCGATGGTGCTGTGCTCGCTCTGCGGCGTCTCGTCGATGACCCAAATCTCATCGGTCAGTCCCGGCACCACCGCCATCAGCACGGCGTACTGCTTGCCGACCTTGGACCCGTAGTCGATGCCGATGCGGAGCTCGTAGCCGGCGGCGGGCAGGGCGTCGGTCACCATCCCCTCGTGGAACGCCGTAAACACGCGGTCCACTGCGCGGAACTCCCACTCACCGTGGCACACCACGTCGCGCTCGTACTCGGGCGTCTCGGCGATCACCCGCTCAACCCATGCCGCGTTGCACAGCGTGCCGTCCGCGAGACGAATGGGCTCGTCGGCGCCCACCGGGATCAAGGCGTCGGCGGTCAGTCGCGCGTGGTGGTCCTCAATGGCGCCCTGCTCGACGAGGTCCATCAGCCAATCCATGGGGCCGGCGTTGATCGGTGTCATGGCGAGCAGGACGCGCCCGCCGCGGTTCATGACCCGTTTCGACACCTCGGTGTACAGCCGCAGCGAGGTCGGAGGCTCGTCGAACAACACGCCGTCGAGGGTGGCACCGGCCA